TTCATAATGTAAAATATTCAATGAAATTACATAATCATATCTATAAAAATTTTAGAAGTTATCTACCTGAAAATGTAAAACCAATTAAAAATACATTAATTTAAATTTGGTAATGTCAAAAATTTGTCGTATATTGGAGTATTATAAACAATTAAACTCTAAAAGATGAAACAAAAGACAGAACAAGAATTAAAGCAAAACTACGATAAGTTTATTGCAATAATCAACAAATACATTAAGGGTGAAAGATTAGAGAAATTACTCCATATGTATTCCGAAGAAGAATTGGGTGTTAACCTTACACTATCTGCCGCATCTGGCTCAAAACACTATCATAACGCATATATAGGTGGATATATAGACCACATCTTTAATGTATGTAAGAACGCTCTTAAAATGAGAGACCTGTTCGTATCGCAAGGCGGAGAGATAGATTTTACCGAAGAAGAATTGATATTTAGTTGTCTACATCACGATTTAGGAAAGTTGGGTGTTAAAGGTGAATTACATTACCTTCCGAATCAGGAAGAGTGGTCTCAAAAGAAATACGGAACTTTATTTGTTCGTAATGAAAAGATACCATATATGAGTTTAACCGATAGAACATTTTTTACATTGAATTATTATGGTATTCAGTATAACGAAAAAGAATATTTTGCAATCAAACTTACGGATGGTATGTATGATGAAGATAATCAAAAGTATTTAGCGGGTCACGATTTGAAGAAACAATTAGTTTACAAACTTCAATTTATTATGCATTGGGCAGACCATATGTCTACAATCATTGAAAGACAAGATAACATAATTTAATGACATTTTGTCAATAAAAGTACTTTGGTATAGTAATTGGACTATATAGAGTATTATTAACTAAAAAACATTTATATTATGTACATGATTGAATTTGACAGATTGATTGAAGAACTTTTTAGAGTTGATGCACCAAAAACAACAACATATGTTCCTTCGAAATTTGCAGTAGACATTAAAGATGAATCTGCAACATTAGCACTATCCGTTATTGGTCACGACCCAAAGGATATTGAAATTAATTGCTTTGAGGACAAAATTGAAATCAAGGCCAAAAAGACACAAGAGGACAAAGAAAATCCTTTTAATCAATTGGTTTCGGACATTGAAGAAAGAATTACTGTAGGTAAAAACTTCGATGGTAAAAAAGCAAAAGCAGAGATTAAAAATGGTATTCTCTTAATTACCATTGAAAGAAAAGAAGAGTCCAAACCAAAAAAATTAACCCCGAAAGTTGGTTAATTCAGTTATTTTTCGTATATTACAAAGGTAGGAGTTCAGTCACTTCTACCTTTTTTTATACAAATAAATACTTATTACTATGATATACAACGAAAAAATACAAGGATTGTTAGAAGCTTTAGATGGAAAATTACGAATTTTACAAAACGGAATTACTGGTGCACAACATATGTCTCCATCCGAAGGCCATACTACATTAGAAGACGCTAGAAAAATAGTAGAGCGTATTTCTGAATTAACAAGAATCAATAGATAAAATGAATTGGCTTAAATGGTTAGTCGGATTTTCTGCACTAATTATCGCCGGATGTGCAGCTTACTTCTCCGTAACAGGTTTGGGTGTTTTATTTAGTGGAGCAGCCGTATCTGTAATGATAATGGCCGGTGCGTTAGAACTTGCAAAATTAGTTGCAGCAACTTATCTTAAACAAGAATGGGACAATATAAGGGGTTTTAATAAGTGGTATTTAACTTCTGCGGTTGCTTTATTGATGTTAATTACTTCTGCTGGTATATTTGGATACCTTTCAAATGCATTTCAGGCACAATCCCTACAATTGCAACAAGTAGATAGAGAGGTTTTAGTCTATACTACAAAAATTGACCAAAATACGGCACAAATTAACCAACTTAATACTCAATTAGGTCAATTATCTTCAACACAATCACAAATTTTAGACAAAGGCAAGGTAAATTCTCGTCTTTTACGTTCAATTGATAATAAAGACAAACAAACTGCACAAATTAACAAAAAAATTGAGATTTTACAAACGGAAAACGCTAAAAATAACGAAGAAATCAATAAAATTAAGGTTTCAAATTTAGATTTAGAAAAAGAAGTGGGTGGATTTCGATTTATTGCAGAAGCTTTTGGTATGGAATTGAAAAATGTTGTAAAATTCTTCATATTTTTGATTGTAATAGTGTTTGACCCGTTAGCGGTAGCACTTATTATCGCATTTAATGGTTTAATTTTACCAAAAAAGAAAAAAAGAGAAGAACTTTTATCGGAAATGACCAAATTTAATCAAAAAATGGGTCTATATGAGGTTTACGGAGATAATATTATTAACGAAAACAAAGAAAATGAGAATTACAAAGAAAATGAAACTACAATTGTTAGGATTCCTATTGACTTGGATGGTGATGGAACAATTGATGGTTATGATACGAATTTTGATGGAATAATTGATGAGTGGTCTCCCGAAGGACATGCAGAAAGAGCATCGGGTAAAAGAAATTTATTACCATATTATGCAAGAACTGATTTTGATTGGAATGATAAATCAAAATGGATAAATGACCAAAATGCTGTAAATTATTGGTTAAAGTATAAAAAACCACAACAAGAAGATTTAATTAAAACTTATTAATTAGTAATTATTTGGTAATTTAGAATTATTTTCGTATATTAGAAATACCAAATTATAATTTATGAAAAAATATGCATTATTCATCGGAAGATGGCAAACGTGGCACAAAGGTCATGAGTGGTTAATAAATCAACAATTAGAAAAAGGAAAGAATTGTTGGGTTGCAATTAGAGATGTACAAAAGGATGAAAATAATCCTAAATCAGCACAAGAAGTATTACAAGAATTACAAAAGGAACCATTTTTTACAAACAATTGGGATAAAATAATGTTATCAATTATTCCAGACATTGAATCGGTAAATTATGGTAGAGGTGTGGGATATGATGTAATCTATCACGAACCACCAAAAGAAATCGAACAAATTAGTGGAACTGCTATTAGAAAAAAATACATCGACTCAAATGGTGATGTAATTGTTTACAATATAGAAAAAGAAAATGATAGTAGAGCGTAAGAGACACATCGCTAAAACCATATCATATCGTATTTTAAGTACTCTTATTGGGTTTTTAATAATGTGGTGGGTAAGTGGTTCAATTAAAGTTGGAGCAGCATTTGGAGTAGCAGAATTGGTATATAAACCCATTCAATATTATCTACACGAAAGAATTTGGTATAAATTTATAAAATACGGACTTAAAAAATAAAAAAATGAAATTAATAGTAGACAAAAATCAATTTGGTTTAGAAACGGTAGAATTTAGAGAGTATCTTAAAACACCGACTTATAAAACCGAGATTACACAACAAGAGGCCGATGAATTAAGAATAGAATTAACTCAAGCATTAATAGAAAATCCAGGATTAGGTATTTCAGCAACCCAGATTGGAATTAAGAAAAGAGTTTGTTTAATTAAATTTGGTGATGAAGAATTATTTTTAGTAAATCCAATTATTAAAGAAAAATCAAAAGAGGGATTTTTATTCTTTGAAGGTTGTTTATCAATCCCATCTACACTTACAAAACCAATTAAAACAATTAGAGCGTGTAAAATTGTAGTTGATACTGATAATTTGGGTGAGTTGACATTTGAAATTAATCCAGAAGGTGATAAAGCAAACGAACAAGTTTCAAAAGAAACAATGATGACTGTAATAGTTCAACATGAAATTGACCATTTAGATGGATTTACAATTAAAGATAGAGTTTATAATACACAGGTTGTCAAAAAAACTACATATGGAAGAAACGATAAAATAATTATGAAATCCAAAGAAGGTGAAATGGTTGAAGTGAAATACAAGAATGCAAATAAATATTTTTTACAAGGATACGAAATAGTTTAATTATGTTATATATAATAATCACAATATTATCATTATTATTAATTGCAGCATCTTACGCAATTTATAATACTTTACAGAAAATAGAAAAATACGAAGATTTTATTGAGTATGAATTACAAAGAAACGAATCATTACTGGAAGCACTACGACAAATTGATAGTCGTGAAATGTTTGAGAAGGATGATGAAGTAGGTTCTATATTTTATCAAATAAAGGAAACTATTGAAAAATTCAAACAATTTAAATAAACATGCCAAGAAAAAAGAGAGGGCCAAATAGACAATATTTCCCCAAAGATACGGAAGATGCCATAATTGAATATAATCTTACAACCGACCAATATATTAAAGATAAATTATATAGAGAGAGGATTGCAGAAGCATTTGAGAAATTAGCAGAGATTGTTTATAATAAATGGAAATTTACTTACTTTGATGATGACCCAAAGGATGTGATGGCAGAGGTTGTTGCATTTATGATTGAGAAAATTCATATGTACAAAGCAGGTAAAGGTAAGGCGTTTTCTTATTTTACTATTGTTGCTAGAAATTATCTTATTTTAAATAATAATGCAAACTATAAAAGATATAAAGATACAGATGTAATGTCAGGTCTACCAGAATCATTTGATACTGAAAATAATTTTAGAGAAGAAGAGAGAAATGAAGAACATAGAACTTTTAATATTAGAATGTTAGAATATTGGGATAAACATTTAGAAAATCATTTTACTAAAAAAAGAGATATTCAAATTGCAGA